ATAATTATTATTTTTATAATATTTATTAATTTCAGTATCAATTATGAATTAAAAAGTCAATAAGAATATAAATAAAAAGTGTAAAATTATTCTTGAATGTGTAAAATTTTTCTTAAATTAATAATATGAAAAATATTAGAAAGTATTCAATTATAATTTATCTAAATACTTTATTACCGGACGAATTCTTTATTTTGATAATTTATTATGTGATAAAAAATTAGAAAATCATTTGACTATTCATGAAAGTATGCCATTATTAAATGGTATAAAATATATTTTATCTACATGGAGTCATATATATGATATATAAATTTATTTATAAAAAAATTTATTTTAGATTTTTTGTTATATTATTAATTAAACTGATTTTCCAGAATATATACTTATATTATCATCATTTAATAATATATTGGCTTCATTATAATTTTTATCAACTTCATAATCATCAATTTTATGATCAACTTTATCATCAAATTTATTATCATTATTATCATTTAATAATATATTAGCACCATTTTCAAATTTATCCCAGGGAGGATAATAAATATCAGATTGACTATATTGATCATCTTTCAAGACACCATGAATAATTAAAGCCATTTTAGCAGATTGTTGCGCACCTTCTTTGTGTGAATTACCAATTCCATAACCAATATATTTATCTTTTTTCTCTATAAAATCATCAGCATTTTGTTTTTGTACTCCAACAATATATTTTCTTTTATGTGCAGGACCTTCAAAATAAATAATATCATATTTAGGATGAATCCATTCTTTTATATGATGATGTCTTAATAAAATATCTTTATAATTATTATCACAATATAATTTTTCTCCATAATCAATTAGTGTTTCTAAAAGATTTACAATTAATAAACAACATGGTTCAAAACCATTTGATAAAAATAATGCACCTACAAATGCTTCAAATACATCTTCGTGTATGCGTTCAGAATTACGTCCATTCATACTTTCAATATGTTTTGATATAATAAAATATTTACCTAATCCTAATTCTTTAGACATAATAGCTAAATTTGTTTTATCTTCAATTTTAGTTTGTAATCTTGTCATAAATCCTTCATTTTCATTTGGATATCTTTTATACAAGTAAAAAGATACTATTAATTTTAAAACTCTGTCACCAAAAAATTCCATTCGTTCATAAGAATTTTTTCTTAATTCTAATAATTCATCAGGATTTCCTAATTCTTTTTTAGAATCTTCTAAAACATTATCTGGATAAATTGTTTTTTTACAATAAGATTTATGTGTGAATGCTTCTCTAAATTGTTCAATATCATTAATTGTTTCAATATTTACATTATGATTAAATAATATTTTTTTTATATGTTCTTCTTTAACTAATACATTATTAATATTATAAGGTATTTGAATAATTTCTTCTTCTCCTAAATTATTAATAATTTTTAATCCTTCTGATATATAATTAGTCATTTTATATAATAAATTAAGATTTCTATAAATAAATATCAATTTTTATAAAATATTATTTATTTGTAAAATATAAAATATTATTTTATTGTAAGCTTATATAATAATTAAAATAAATAAGTTTAATATATTATAAAAATATTATAATTATTAATTCTAGCGTCAATTATGAATTTAATAATGAATAAGAATAAAAATAAAAAGTGTAAAATTTTTCTTGAATTTGTAAAATAATTCTTGAACTAATAATATTTTTTATACCATCCATGTATTGTTTGACGCGTTATATTTAAATATTTTGATATTTCTGTTTTAGATTTATTTTGTATTAAATGTGTTATTGCTAGATTTATTATATCTAGTGAATATGTCATTATATTATTTTTAGAAAAAAATAATATAAAAAATGTGTAAAATTATTCTTGAATATGTAAAATTTTTCTTAAATTAATAATATAAATGTAAAAGTTTTCTTAAATTAATAATAATTGATAAAAAATTTATAGTATTATATATGATTAATAATATAATTGGATATATTCATGTATGTCAAAAATTAAATTGGGAAAAATCTTTTGATTTACTATTTAATAGTATAAAATTAAATGGTTTATATGAAAATACTTCTGAAATTAGAGTAGGAGTTGTAAATGATGATGGTATACTTATTGAAAATTATAGATTAAATGATCAAAAAATAAAAATTATTTTTATAGGTAAAAGTGATTTATATGAACGTCCAACACTTTTACATATAAAAAAATACAGTTATGTTGATCCAGAAAATACATTATATTATTATTTGCATACAAAAGGATTAAGACATTTTAATACAGAAAAAGAAAAAATAGTATTAAAATGGATAAATGAAATGTTATTTTGGAATATTAAAAATTGGAAAAATGCTGTAGAAAAATTACAAATTTATGAAACATACGGAATATATTATAATAATTGTCATTATTCTGGTAATTTTTGGTGGTCAACATCTAAACATATACAAAAATTACCAGATATTATAGAGAAATATTATACTGCACCTGAAGATTGGGTTTTTAAAGAAAAATCTAAATATTATTGTGCATATAATTGTTTTCCATTTATGGATTATTCATATTTACTTTTTTATAATGATAATGATAAATGGTATTCATATTTATTATCTATAATAAAACAATTAATAATTTATTTTTACGATATAATAAAAAATATAATAGTAAATCCAATATAGAATAAAAATAGATATTATACCCGATAAATATGCATTTAATAATTTATTATATTTATTGATAAATTGATATTTTGTTAATTTATTAGTTAATAGATCAATTGTATCTATCATTAATTTATTATAATTATTTGATTCAATATCATAATTCATATTTATTTTTGCTAATAGTTTTGAATTATCTAAAAACATTCTTTCGTGATAATCATTACAATTTATTAAATAATCATAAGTTATATTATTTTCACCATCTCTATTTCTATTAATGATTCTATTATAAACTATTTTAGGATCTGAATATAAATATAAAAATTGATGTTCTGGTAATTCTTTAATGTATTCATTAAACCATAATTTATAAATTTGAAATGAATATGAATCTATTTTACCTTCATCATATAACATTTGTGCAAATATATTTTTATCACTGTATAATGATCTTTCAGTTATAATAATTGCATTTGGATTTTTTTTAATAGCTTCTTGTAATAATTTAACTCTAGAAATTAATGCTATCATTTGAAAACTAAATGCATATTTAATTTGATCATTATAAAATGCTTCTAGAATACTTGTATTATTTACACAAATTTTACTCCATAATTCAACTGGTTCATCTATAAATATAATATTTTTATCAATAATTTTTTTTTTTAAATTATTAATAAAAGTACTTTTACCACTTCCAATATTTCCATCAATAGATATAATTAAAGACATTTATAATTATATTATATTAAAATTATAATTAAATCAATTTTTTTTAGATATTGGTAAAATATCTTGAACAATATCTTTATAAGTCATCATTCTCATTTTACAACAATATCTTGGTAAATTTAAAGATAATAATACTTCTTGTTTTTTTTTTTTTTTTTCTTCTTGTGAATAATTATGATTGTTACATATTTCATCACTTTTTTGTTCCCAAATTAATGTTTTTTGAGCTAAAAAATAACCACATGAAGGACAAATTATATATAACATTTAATATAGACTATATATAAAATTTTATTTAAATCAATTTTTTTAAATAAAATCTTAATATAATTAATGACAAATAGAAATAATTTTAATAATAATATATCTAATAAAAAAGGAATCAAAGACGATAATTTTGTTAAATTTAATCCAACTAAATTAAATAAACAATTTGATGATATTGAAAAAAAAAATAAATTACTTTTAGTAAAACAAAATGTAGAAGAAAAAGATGTAGAAATTATAGTTCTACCTCACAAAGAACCAGTTGAAAATATTATTTTAAATATTAGAGATTTATTTTTTCAAATATTAAATATAATAGAACAAAAAGAAAATCCAATACCATTTATTTTTTCTTCAGATAAAAGACAATTTTCATTTTCATTATTTTTAATAATTTTTGGTACATTATTATTATTATTATCATCTTTAATGAAATCTTCATATGATACTACATAATATTATAAATTATATTTTGGTTTACCTAACTCAATTCTACAACATGGACATTTATAGTTATATTTTTCTAAATATTCATTAATACATTCATAATGGTAAATATGATTACATGGTAATTCTATAACTTCTTGATTTTCAATTATATTATCTAAACATATATTACATTGTAATTTTGTATTATTATCTAATTTATATTTTTTTAGTTTTTCTTTATCTTCTTTATCTAAAGTACAAATAACATCATCATCATTATCATCATTATCATCATCATTATAATTATTAATAATATTTGACAATAAATTTACTAAATTAGTAATATTATTATTACTTGAATCAATATATAAATTAGAATTTTGATTTACATCTAAATTATTAAAAATATTTATAAATATTGGACTTAATTCATCTAAAATTTCTGAAGTATCTGTTACTACATTAATTTCTTCAAACTCTTCCAAGTTAATATTAATGCCATAACTATTATAAAAATTTTTTAATATAATATTTGATTCTTCTTCTGATATATTTTGATCAATTAAATTAGTTTTTAATTTTTTTATAATATCTGATTCATCTTCATAATAATCTTGATAAAATGTTCGTAAAGAAAATAACATTTCATTATCCATATATTTAATAGTATATTATATTATTAAATAAATATTGAAATTAAATAACTTAAAAAGTAATATTATTTAATAATAATGGATTATACAAATCAAAATGAATTAGAACAATTTACTTTAGATTCATTAAAATTAAATTTACAAATAAATTATTTAAATAATTTAATTTTAGCTGGTAATAAATTAAATTTGGACACAACACATGTTAGTAATCAATTAAATAAATTAACTAATAAAGAATTAGAAAATTATACAGCTACTGAAAAAGTATCTGAAACATCAAATACAGATTATTTATATTTAAAATCTTGGAGTAAATTAACAATTATTCATAAAATTATTAAAATTAAAGAATTTATAAATAATTTAGATATTGATAATGAAAATGAAAAAGAAATATTAAAAGATAAAATAATAGAATTAATTAAAAATAAAAAAATAAAAATTAAAATTAATTATGATGAAACAAAAGGGAAAGTAATATCAATTCCTCAATTATCTTTTGTTAATAATACTTATATTTTAGTTTAATTTATTAAATAGTTATTTTTTGATAATAAATTTGATATAATTACACTTTTATTTTATAGTTAAAAAATATTTATTTTGTGTTTTTATATTTGAAGTATTATAACTAGACAATTGTATATAATAATATAGTAAATATTTATAAAAATAATTAAAAAAATAACATATTACTATAGTTATACCTAATATAATTATAACTGAATTATTATAGCCTGCAACTCTAAAAATAAATGGTAAAGATATTAAAAATATAATTAAATAAAAAATAAAAATATATTATTAATTTAAGAAAAATTTTACATATTCAAGAATAATTTTACACTTATTTATAATAAGCTTATGTAATAATTAAAGTAAATAAGATTAATATATTATAAAAAATATTATAATTATTATTTTTATAATATTTATTAATTTCAGTATCAATTATGAATTAAAAAGTCAATAAGAATATAAATAAAAAGTGTAAAATTATTCTTGAATGTGTAAAATTTTTCTTAAATTAATAATATAAATATATTGCAGATTGTGTACCAATATCACCACCCATCATTCCACACATTGTAAAAAATGCACACACATACATTATTGGAAAATTTAAAATTATATATTCTGTTGTAGCAAGAATTGCATTACTATAATTAAATTGATTGTCCATTATTATATATTCTGTTGTAGCAAGAATTGCATTACTATAATTAAATTGATTGTCCATTATTATATATCAATATAAAAAAATTGTTTTATAAATATATAATTATACAAATATAATATAACATGAAATATAATAATATTCAAAATGAATGTATAGAAAAAATAAATGAATATTTAAATTCTGGTACTAAAATTAATAAAAAATGTTTATTGATAATTAGTAAAAGTATTTATGATAATAATAAAAAAAATATTGAATATAATTCAATATTAAAAATAATAAAAGAGTTATTTGTAATTAAATATAAAAATACAAAAAATATATTTGATTTTAAATTAATTAGAGATTGTGAACAAATTTTTGATAAATTAGTTATACCAAAAGAATATAAAAAACTTCAAGAACATTTTGATAAATTAAAAAATTTACCACAACCTGAACAAAGAACTCAAGAATGGTTTGATTATCGTCATAATCGTATTACTGCTTCTGATACTGCATCTGCTATTGATCAAAATCCATATGAACCAGTTGAAAGTTTTATATTAAAAAAATGTGATCCAAATCATAAATTTTTGGATAATCAAAATGTATATCATGGGAAAAAGTATGAACCAATTGCTACATCAATTTATGAATATATTTATAATAATAAAGTAGTTGAATTTGGAGCATTACCTTCTGATAAATATAATATTTTAGGTGCATCTCCTGATGGTATTTGTTCAAGTCAATCATTAGATTATAAATTTTCACCATTATTAGGAAGAATGTTAGAAATTAAATGTGTTGTTCAGAGAAAAATTTATACATCTGGGAAAATTGCAGGACATATTTGTCCATATTATTATTATTGTCAAGTTCAACAACAATTAGAATGTTGTGATTTAGACAAGTGTGATTTTTGGCAATGTAAAATTATAGAATATAAAAATAGAAATGCATATTTAACAGATTTATGTAATGATACAATTCATACAATTGGTACAGAATCAGAAAGAGTAGAAATAAATAATCTTATTAAAAAAGGTGTAATATTAAAATTTTTACCTAAAATATGGACACCTGAATTTGAAGATGATTCAATAGAATGGAAAAGTAAATTTATATATCCAACAAATTTATTAATGGATGAAGAAGAATATGATTTTTGGATAAGTGATATATTATCAGATTGGCAAAATAAATATAAAGATATTGCAGAAACTCATTATTTTGAAAAAATAGTTTATTGGAAACTTGAAGCATCGCATAACATAACCATTGAACGAGATTTAAACTTTTTTAGTAATATATTACCAATATTAAATGATACATGGTCTAAAGTTTTATATTATAGAAATAATATATCTAAATTAGATGAGTTGCGTGAAATTGTTAAAAAACGTACTAAATATATCAAGTTTGATACAAAAATTAACATAAATAATAATTTAGTAAATAAAAAAGTATTATTTTTAAATTATCCAAATATTGTAAAAGAATTGAAAATTACAAGTTTTAATGATAATGAAGATTTTTTAGATTAAATATTTAAAAATATTTATTTCAAAAATAATTATTTCTTTATAAGATTATATATGTCACGATCAAAAACAATTTTTACAGGTTCTAGAAAATTATCAAAAAAAAGTATAAAAAAAAGTAAAAGTAAAAATGAAAGTGAAAATACTACTGAAGAAATGATGAATATTTTAAGTGATAATTCATTTACAGGTATTCAACAAAAATCTAATAATATGCCACAACAAATGCAATATAATAATATGCCACAAAAAACTATTCCTATTAATGAAATTGATCCATTAATGCTTTATGATTCAGTTCCAACAAATAGTCAAGGACAAATTACTAATATTAATAAAATTGGAGATTTATTAGGTACTGCTTCTCAATTAAATAATATTCCTCAAATTGGTAATCAAACATTAAATCTTGATTCTACTATTCAATTTAATAATCAACCATTTAATAATAATTCAATGGCACAACAATTATCAAATCAAATATCAGGAATGCAAAATCCTATGATGCAAAATCCTATGATGCAAAATCCTATGATGCAAAATCCTATGATGCAAAATCCTATGATGCAAAATCCTATGATGCAAAATTCTATGATGCAACAGCCAATGCAACAAGGTGGCTTTAATAATAAAACATTAACATATATTAAAAATATGGCAAATACTTTCAAAATTAAAAAATTAATATAATTTAAATTCTGGAATATCAATTAATTTATCAATTAAATATGTTTCATTATCTATTTTAACTGGATTAGAATATTCATCTAATACTAATTTACCAACAGGATAATTTAATTCATAATTATAAATAACATTTGATTTTTCATAATACCAATAATTATTAGATTTAGAATATACATTTTCATCAATTTTATATACAGCACTAATTTTTCTTGTTTTTATTTTAATAATTGATGAATCTTTTGAATTTAATCCATTATTAATTTTTTGATCATATTCAATTTTTGTATTATATGCAGGACCTATATTATTATCTAATAATGATTCTTCATTAAATTGAAAACATCTATATTTTGTTCCCATCATATTATGTGATTTAAATAATTCACAATCAACAGCAGCTTCTTTAACAGCTTCTATGAAAGAGTTTAATAAATTATTTTTTTTGCGAGATATTGATTCTAATTTTTCATCTGTTGTTTCTTTAGTATTTTTTCTGACCATTTTATATCTAAATACATCAACACGTCTTTCATTCATTGGTAAATCAGCATGATGACATTGACGAACAGCACGTCCAATTACTTGTTCTATTCTAACTTCATTCCAATATGGTTCCATAATATGAACTTGTCTTACATTATAAAGATTAATACCTTCTGAACCTGCAGGTGATATTAATATGACTTTGGCTATTTTACCATATAAATTTAATTTATTATTAAATACTAATTTATTTGTTTCACGTTGATCTGATTTAATTAATCCATGATATTCAACATATCTAAAATAATCATTATCATTATCTTTTTCAAAATTAATATTATTATTTTCTGAAAAATCAACAAAACCAAAAAAACTCATATATATTTTTAGTATTTGTAATCCTTCCATTTCTACATAATTAGAATAAACTAATACTGGACCTTTTGATTTTAAAATATTAAAAATTATTGTCATCATTTTAGGTGAAGATTTATATAATGCTTCAAATAATTCAGATTTATTTTTTTCATCTTCATAAAAGTTAGTAAAACTAGAATCATATTTTGTTTTAAATATTTTAACATCATCTTGTAAAGTATATTTATTTTCTTTATCTTTACGATGTATATTTTTAAAATATTCTATTAAATTATTAATAAAATATTTAATAGTTTTTATATATTCTCCAACTTCTTTATTAGATTTAATTAATAATCTTTTTTTTTCTTCATCTTTACTTTCATCTATAATAATTGCTTCAGATTCTTTGATTTTAAATTGTCCAGGTCTTGGTCTTTTTTCTCCATCAATTTTTTCATTAATATCTGGGAAAATAAAATTACAAGCTTGACGAGTATATGAACTATAGGTTGATATTTCATTATTACCAACTTTTCCACGAGACATTTTTATTCTTATTTTTTCTTTTTCTTCTTCTATTTTTTCATAATATTCATAATTTTTTTGAAAATATTCATTCATTACTATATTTTTGTAATGAATTATTTTATCTGCATATCTATCAGGTGTTGCACCTAGATAATATGAAACTAAACCTAATATTCTACGTTGAAACATATTTTTATTATTTTCATTTAATGATGCAAAATTTGATGTAGAAACATATAATTGATTAAATATTTCTTCACTTGTTGGAAATGAGCATGGTCTTAATAAATTAAATATTAAAGCAAATTCAAATGGTCTATTTACTACAGGTGTAGCTGATAATAACATTATTCTATTATTTGAATTTTCTTTTTTTTCTTGTTGAATATAATCATAAATAATTTGTGCACGTTTACCATTTTTACTTGAAATATTATTATATACATTATTTATAAATCTATGACATTCTTCTATTATAAATAAAAAAGGTTTTGAACTATCAACTTTTTTAATTTTATCTATAAAATCACGATCAGCAAATGGACTGTCATAATGAACAAATACTAAATTTGAAAAACGTTCATTATAATTTTCTTTTGTCATCCATCTTTTTATGTCTTTTAACCATGGATCTTTTTCTAAAGAAGCAGGAATAATTAAAAAAACATTCCATTTTGGAGTATAATTATATAAAATATTATAAATATTAATAACTGTAACTGTTTTACCAGAACCTAAACCATGATAAACTAATAAATCTTTGAAAGGTGATCTATAATCTAAATATGATCCTATAAATTTTTGATATAAAGTTAATTCATGTGATAATTTTTCATTACATGGATCTTCACCATCTTTTCTAATAATTTCAGGTAAAATATATTTTTTAAAATTTTGAATAACCCATAAAGGAAATATTCTACCATTTTCTTCTAATACTATATTTATTTTTGAAGTCATATTATGATTTAATAGAAAATATTTTTAATTATATAAAAATATAATTAAATAAATATATTTATTTAATTATATATGTCTGAAAATCCAGTTATTTTATCATTTGATGTTGGAATTATTCATTTAGCATACTGTTTATTTACTAAAGAAAATAATAAATGGAAAATAATTGATTGGAATAATATTGACTTGTCTGATCGTGAATTTACAAAATGTTATTGTGGTCTAAAAGCCTCATCTACTTATAATAATAATTATTATTGTAAAGTACATGCAAAAAAATGTGAACCAATAAAACCTTTTGAAGAATTATTTAAAAATAATAATGAAAATAAATGTAATTTTATTGTTAAAGAAAATTTTTGTAATCGTAAATCATTATGTGATTTAAGTGGAATTTATTACTGTGGAACACATTCCAAAATTAAATATAAACAATTACAATCAATATATAAAATAAAACCATATAAAAATAAAAATATAAATACATTAGATTTTGATAATACTAAATTAAAATTATTTACAAAATTAGAAGAAATAAAAAATTTATTAGATGTAAATTATGTATTAATAGAAAACCAACCTAGTTTTAAAAATCCAACAATGAAAAGTATTTCAATTAGTTTATATGATTATTTTTTAATACGCGGTATATTAGATAAAGAAATAACTAAATCAAAAATAGAAAAAGTTAAATTTATGTCACCATCTAATAAAATTAAATTAGCTGAAGATGGTGAAATAAAAAAAATAATTTTAGCTAAAACAACAAATGAAGCTAAAGCTTATAAATTAACTAAAGATTTAAGTGTAAAATATACAAAAGAATTAATTAGTCATTTACCTAATTGGATAAAATTTTTAAATGAACAAAAAAAGAAAGATGATTTATGTGATGCTTTTTTACAAGGTGCATATTACTTTGAAAAAAACCTTTGATTATTCATCTGGATCATTATATTATTAATTTAAGAAAAATTTTACATATTCAAGAATAATTTTACACATTTTTTATATTATTTTTTTCTAAAAATAATATAATGACATATTCACTAGATATAATAAATCTAGCAATAACACAT